CGCGAGGGGTACCGAGAACGGAAGCAGGGCAAGCCGCCAAGATTGGTACTGCCGTTCATGCGTTGTCGGACATGGCGTTAATGATGGGCGAGAAGGCCAATCGGTATATCGGTGAAGCGTTTGAAGGGATCACCATAACTGAAGAGATGGCAGGTTGGGCGCAGGTTTATATTGATTTCGTTGAGTCATTTGATAAGGATGAATCATTTGGCGCGGCACTCATTGAAGAGCGCGTTGTGCTCGCCAATCCGTTATCGGCGCATGTGTTTGGCACAACAGATTGCGTGATATGGAGTGACACAGAATGCGTCGTTGCTGACCTAAAAACAGGGCAGATAAACGTTGAGCCTGACAGCGCGCAGCTGAAACTTTACGCGTGTGCCGTGGAGCCTAATTTACCGGAAAGCGTTAAGGATTTCAGTCTAGTTATTGTGCAGCCAACGCAACCGCAACCCATCAAAACGTTTAAGATCACGCGCCATGATTTGAACGTGTGGCGTCAGGATGTTCTGTTTCCCGCCATCAAGCGAACGCTTGATCCGAACCCTGACATTGTTGAAGGTGAGCATTGCAGGTGGTGCCCGGCACGGTCAGCGTGTCCTAAGAAGCGCGAAGCCGTGGCGGTTATCGCCAAAGCCGAAGTAGATGCAATGGACAGCGATGCTATGAACGCATTGCTTAATATGGCGGTTGATGCGCAGCAAACGATTGACGCGATCCAGAAACGAGCGTTTAAGTTTCTTGAAAGCGGAAAAGGATTGGAGGACTGGACGCTTGTGGCGAAACGCGCTACACGCAAATGGTCTAACGAAAAGGAAGTTATGTCACGCGTGGAGGAGATACCGGGAACCGTGAAGCGGATACCGATCACACCCGCGCAAATGGAAAAGCAGTTTCCTGACATGTATAAGAGTTTGGCTGAATTGGTGACAGCCGAATCAAGCGGATTAACGCTTGGGCGCAAGGATGCGCCAAACATCACCGCTTAACTCTCAATTGAAAGGTGTTTATATGCTAGGACTAACAGGTGGTGGATCTGGATTGCCATACATACGTTTCTCGCCACAAGCCAATGCGTGGACGAACAAGGAAGGCCAGGAAATCCAACTCAAGCAACTCGTGTTTGATATTGACGCTACGCAAACCGGGTGGCTGATGCTGGCAACGGGTGTGCGTGATTGGCAACCGGATCATGAGCTAGGTAAGAAAGGTGCACAGCCAAGCCCTGATCACAAGCGCGGATTCGTTGCACGTTTCTACAACAAAGAACTTGGTTTGGTGGAATGGAACTCAAACCAGGCAGGTAGCAACATGGGGTTTGAATCGCTTTACATGGCGTGCTCAAAGGATCGTGCCGCCAATCTAGATAAGGTTCCTGTTGTTGAGTACCAGGGCGCGGATCTGTTGAAGGTTGGCAAAGGCGGAACGCGTAAACCGAAGTTTGTGCTTGTGAAGTGGATACCGAGGCCAGCTGGCATGGACGGCGAAGCCGAAGCGCCAGTGGCCGCGGTGCAGCAAGCAGCACCCGCGCAACGTGATGAAGAGTTTTAGAGCAACACGTTGAAACGAACCCGCGTTTATACGCGGGTTTTTTTGACGCCAAAAGGAATAGAAACAAATGCACGCTGAACAATTAGCGGTGGCGCTTGGTAACGCCAAGCGATATAAGCGGGGATGGTTAGCCAGTTGCCCGGTACCTGGGCATGGCAGCGGGAACGGTGACACGAACCCATCGCTTGCGATTACGGATGGAGAGGGTGGAAAGATTCTGCTCAAGTGCTTTGGCGGGTGCGAGCAAGCCGACGTATTTGAGAGTGTTAAACCGTTGCTTGGTGATGGTCAGTTAGGGTGGAACTCGTTGCCGCCAAGAAGGATCAGTGCAGATCCATTGGAGAACGTCAAACCGATCAGGTTGAACGAGGTTTATGCCTGGGACTACATCACGCTCGATGGCGAGATCACGGCGCAGAAAGTGCGCTATGAGCTACCAGGCGGCAAGAAAACGTACCGCCAATACCGAATCGTTGACGGGCAACGGATACCCACGATTGCTGGTTGGGAGCCAGTGCCCTATAACTTGCCGATGATGGCCGCGCACCCATCAAAGGTTGTTTTTATTACGGAAGGCGAAAAGGCAGCCGAGTATCTGACAGCGTTTTTGGGGGTCGTGGCCGTGTCGGCGCACCAAGGGGCAAGTGATTGGCCGGAAGCGATCACGCCTTACTTTCAAGACAGAAACGTGGTGATTCTGCCGGATCACGATTTACCTGGATGGCGTTACGCGAACCGCGTCGCAAAAGCGTTGCAAGGAACGGCAGCGCAGATCCGCATTGTCGATTTGGGTATGGACGCCATTGGTGATGATGCTTACGAGTGGATTGACGCTGATCACGACTTGGAGGATTTGAAGCAACTCGTGCAGCAAACAGCGTTATGGGATGGCGAGGACGTTCATCCGCCAACACGACTAACGGGAAAAGAAGCCGAGAAGGAACCGGAATCCGTAACGCCGGAAGCGGAACCGTTTGATGATCATGCGCCGAGACGTTTCAAGGTTGAGATGTGGCGTGACGCGAAGGACGAACCCGTTAAGTGGCTCATTGATCGTGTGATACCGCAACGTGGATTCATGGCGCTTTACGGGCCACCAGGCACCTTCAAATCGTTCATAGCCCTCCACATGGCCGCCATGGTCGCCAGTGGACAGACGTGGCTAGGCCACGAAGTCCAGGGCGAAGGAGGCGTGCTGTATGTGGCAGGGGAGGGGCATGGGGGGATTGGGACGCGTATTGCAGGACTGAGAAAGCAATATGACTTGAAAGACATACCTGTTGGTGTGATCAGGTCGCAGGTCAACTTAAGAGGGTCTGAATCGGATTTCACGGATCTGTTGATCGCCATAGCCGAAAGTGAGATCGAGAAGCCGAAGCTGATCATCATTGACACGCTAGCCAGAGCATTTGGCGGAGGCAACGAGAACGCGTCAGAGGACATGGGTGCGTTTATCGCGCAATGCGGACGACTCCAAGCGGCAACAGAAGCCGCCTTACTTGTTGTGCATCACTCAGGTAAGGACGCGTCATTAGGATTACGAGGGCACTCAAGTTTTTTGGGTGCCGTGGACACACAGATTGAGATTACCCGCCATCAGGAAGCGCAATCAGGGACGCTGAAGCTGACTAAGCAAAAGGATGGCAAAGACGGTGTTGAGATTCACTTTTCACTTGATAGCGTGAACTTGGAGCCGCCAAAAGGATTGGGATTTGAAGCGGATGAATCAGCGACGTTAGTGGTTAAGGAATTCACGGGTGATTTACCTGACCAGGATGAATTTAAGCCGCCATCAGGAAGAGGGAATAAGACGGGAAGGGGTAAGCATCAAGTGATGGCAAGGGAAGCGTTACGCCATGTGATTAAGACGCAAGGCGAGTACAGGATTATGCAAGGCGAGAGGCATCGATGCGTAACGGTTGACGTGTGGCGGCAAGAGGTTTACACGCGACTTGGGAGCGATGTTGAGGACAGCGATAAGCGGAAACGTTGGAAGGAATTGCGCGATACGTTAGCCGATATTGGTTATACCGCCATGCGTGATGAGTGGGTTTGGATAGCGTATGCGTCCGAAGTGCGTCCGAATGAGTTTTAGCGTCCTAAATAACCATGTCCGAAACAGTTAAAAACGTCCTGAAACGTCCTAAAAACCGTCCTGGATTGTCCGTAATGGTTCACGAACAAAAAGCGAACGCGTCCGATATGTGTGTGTGTCTGAAAGACACACATTCGGACGCTTCAATGTTTCGGACGGCATGGTTGGTTTTGATTTGATCCTTATGGCGGCTAACAGGAAAGCGTAAGCAGGAAGTGTGAACAGAGAACAGAAAGGATTGATGTTATGGCGGGCAACAGGAACAAGGGAAAGGTAAAAACTTATCTTCATGGCGGTAACCATGAAGATCGTTTGAAGAATCCGTTTGAAGTGGATGATGCGATTGTGTTGGCGATGAACGCGGCAGCCGTTGGCGTTATGGCGAGGAAACGGGAAGCGGATCAGCGTTGGGGTTTGGATCGTTTGGCGGAACTGGTGAGTGAGGAAACACGTTTACGGTTTTGGCGGCAACTGATGCGTTGTCGGGATGCGTATAAAGCGAGGGACGTGGAAGCGTATCGCTCGGCTTGTGCCGGTATGAGGCGGGCCTATGATGCGTTAGAGAAAGAAGCGGAATCGCTTGGCGGGAAAGTGTTGAGCGTGAACGTGCTTGAGGGTCAGCGTGAGGATGGAAGCGTGTTTGCGGTTTGCGAGAATCCGGCGTCGGCTTACGCGTATGGCGAGATGAGGCCAGCGTGTGACTGTTGGACGATGGAGGAGATTGCAGTGATCTTGCAGCAGGAGTTTTTCACGCAAGCCGTTAACATTAAGCGCGCTATGCCTGGCGCTGAAGTGTTGTCCGTGATGGCACCAGAGGATATTGGGCCTGTTTACAGCGGGAACAGTGATCAGGCTTATGCGTTGAGTAAAGAGGCTTTAGGGACGATGGAACGAGTTAAGAAGGGGTAAGTACCAATGGAAAGTAAAAATGCGTCAGCGGGCGTTTTAACGCGTTTGAAGGGTATTGGTGAAGGTGAGGAGGGTATGGTGAGCGAGGAAAGCGTTAACGAGGGGCATGGAACAGTGAACGCGCAACGCGTTAACGAGGAACAGGGAACAGTGAACGCGCAACGCGTTAACGAGGAACAGGGCGAGTTGCGCAAAGCGCAGGACGCCGCGGGGAACCTAAGCAATCAACGCAAACGAGATATTGCTGCCATGGTGAACAAGACAGTTCATCAGTTTGGCGGCCCGGAATTAGTGTTTTCCATGATCGCGGACGGGAAGCCGATTACGCACGTTGCGCGGGACATGAACATTACAACCATTGATTTTTACGCGTGGGCGGAAAAGACGCCCGAACGGAGCCGCGCTCTCGCGCACGCACGCGAACTGGCCGCGCATCGATTGGCGGAGCAAGGGCTAGAGATCGTGGATAACGCAACGCCTCAAACCGCAAACCTTGCAAACATCCAAGCGCGTTACCGTCAATGGTTGGCGGGCAAATGGAACCAGCAGCACTATGGAGAGAGCAAGAACCAAGTCACGGTTCAACTGAGCATCAACACGGCGCATTTACAGGCCAATCGCGTAAACGCCGTAAACGACCATTCCAATGTGATTGATGTTGCACCGCACAACGGCTAACGCGTTGCGCTGACGCCACGCCCGATGCGCGGCCACCCCCCCCCTTGCGAAGTTTCGGGGGGCGGGCCTGGTGCGGCACCAAACACGCGCCCACTTACCTTACGGTTACCGGGCACCAGTTCCTTTCCGCGTTCCGCTTACCTGGCACGCCCTCCACCCCCCCCTCACACCGTTCATCCGTTCGTCGGCCGGCCGAAAAAAATTCCAGTAAGAGCAACACATGATTGTTAACGCGGTGTACAGTTACACCACTGACACAACACGAGGGTAAGCATGAGTTCCAGCACAACAACTTTGATTCTTGGCGGTGCCGCGTTCGGCGCGTTGTATGCACTGATGGTTTGGATTGCGTTATGAATTACGGATACTTGAGGGTTAGCACGGATGAGCAAGCCAACGGTACGAGTTTGGACACGCAACGCAGGGAAGTGACGGGTAACGCGTTAACGCATAACCTGGTGATTGATCAGTTTGTTGAGGATGCCGGTGTATCGGGGCATTTGAATTTTCTTGATCGTTTGGCGGCCAACGGTGTAACGCCGCAACCAGGTGATGTGATTGTTGTGGCGAAACTGGATCGGTTTAGCCGTAACTCGATGGATACGTTGAACACGGTTCACGCGTTTAAGGAAAAGCAGATCCGGTTGATTATTAATGGGCATGGCGACGTAACGGATGAAAAAAACATTTATGGGCAGCTGATGCTTGAGATCATGGCGGCCTTTGCTACGCATGAGCGCCGCGTGATCAAGGATCGGCAGCGCGTTGGACAGGCCGCAAAGCGCAAGGCTGGCGGGCACATTGGCGGCCATGCACCGTTTGGGTTTAGGGTTGAGGGTAGTGGGAAAAATGCCGCACTCGTGCCCATTGCCGAGCAGCAAGCGGCCATTGAAACGATGAAATCGCTTGCCGGTTCCATGTCACTGCGCGCCATTGCCGATGAAGTGAGAAAGCGTCACGGCGTGGCCATTTCGCATGTGGCGGTTAAAAAGGTATTGAATCGTGGAAATTAGGACGCAAGAGGATCTCAATCGTGTGTTTGCTGAAGCGATCGGCAAGTACCGAAAGAACGCGCCGCTTTTTGTGCGTGAGGTGATAGGGGTTACGCCTGACGCATGGCAGGATGAGTTTTTGAAAGCCATATCGGATGGCGAGCGAAAGATCAGCGTGCGATCCGGGCACGGTGTAGGTAAGTCAACCGGCGCGTCCTGGGCGATGATTTGGTATGTGTTGACGCGCTACCCGGTGAAAGTGGTTGTGACTGCGCCAACATCAAGCCAGTTGTATGACGCCTTGTTTGCTGAACTCAAGCGATGGGTGAAGGAGCTGCCGCCCTTGTGGCGCGAGTTGCTTGAGATGAAAACGGATCGCATTGAGCTTGTGGCGTCACCCACGGAAGCGTTTATATCGGCTCGCACATCGCGTGCCGAGCAACCTGAAGCCTTACAGGGTGTGCATTCGGATAACGTGATGCTTGTGGCGGATGAAGCGTCAGGGATTCCCGAAGCCGTGTTTGAGGCTGCCGCGGGATCCATGTCAGGGCATAACGCTGTCACGATTTTGCTCGGTAATCCGACTAAGTCCAGCGGGTTTTTCTTTGAGACGCATAACCGTTTGAAGGATGAATGGTGGACGCGTCGCGTGTCTTGCTATGACTCAAGGCGCGTGAGCAAGGAATACATCCAGGACATGGCTTCACGCTATGGCGAGGAATCCAATGCGTTTCGTGTGCGTGTGTTGGGCGAGTTTCCTGCAACCGATGACGATACGTTGATTGGCGTTGAACTTGTTGATAGCGCGTTTCACCGTGACGTTGCACCGACAGAGTCACCCGTGATCTGGGGTTTGGACGTGGCAAGGTTTGGCACGGATTCCACGGCACTTGCTAAAAGGAAAGGAAATACGGTGACGGAGATCAGGAAGTGGCGGAACCTGGATCTGATGCAAACAACGGGTGCCGTGGTGAGCGAGTACGAGGTGACGCGTCTTGAGGATAGGCCCGTTGAGATATTGGTTGACTCGATAGGGTTAGGCGCTGGCGTTGTTGATCGGTTGCGTGAGTTGAATATGCCAGCGCGTGGTGTGAACGTGTCAGAGTCACCGGCCTTGGGTAACACCTACATCAATTTGCGGGCCGAACTATGGGGTCGCATGAAAGCGTGGCTTGAAAAGCGTGATTGCAAGGTGCCTAAAGATGAGTCGCTTTTGGCGGAACTCGTTGCACCGCGTTACTCGTTTAATTCCAGCGGCAAGATGAAACTTGAAAGCAAAGATGAGATGCGCAAGCGCGGCATGGGTTCACCCGACATGGCTGACGCTTTGGCGTTGACCTTTGCTAGCGAAGCAGGAACCGCGTTGTACGGGAAGGCTTACAACTCCCAATGGGGTAAGCCAATTAAGAGGAACTTAAGGGCAGTTGTTTAACAGGAGAAAAGAAATGGCGAGTCACGCAAAGATGTTTAAGGAAACAAGAAAGAAGATGATCTTTGATTACCTGAAAGGGTTAAAGAACCCTGTCAACGCTTGGCATTTGTCTGAGAAGTTCGACATAACAACGAAAAGAGTTGATCAACTCATGTCCGAATTGGCGGCTGACGATCTTGTTGTGAAGTCCAAGGGGATCAAGGATATTGATGTTCCATGGAAGAAAACCTTTGTGAATTACTTTGAAGTGAAAGAGGAATACAAGACCTTTAAGCCGCGTAAACCAAAGGAGAAAGTGCTTTGGCATAACCCGTTTGGCATAAGGGCAGCGTGAAAGACTACCTCGCGGGCCAGGCCGTATGGCGAATGCCCGCTGATGATCCGCCACCGCTAGGCGTGAAAATGTTGCTGCTAACGCCTGGCGGCGTGTGCGTGATCGGAACATGGGAGACGTGGGCCATTGCCTGGGCACCATTGCCAAAGGTGCCTGAACATATAAAGGGTGCGTTGAAATGAAGGACTTAACGATTGGCGATGTGATGGGTATTGCCAGGAATACGGGGTTTGATCAGCATGCAGAGAATCTATTTATCTTTGCAGCGCAAATTGAGTTTGTGGCAAGCGAAGCGCGCTTAAACCATTGCA